GCCGAATTTGAGGTGGTCTTTGAAAAGAGCCGGCATTGTCATGGGGAGGAAGTGACTAGCTTTGACGCTAAGCTTGTAGGGGGCGAGTGGGTTGTTAGTGACTCGGAGGTTAAACTTACAGATAAGATTAGGGCACTCGACACTGAAGGGTATAAGAGGTGGGAGATCGTTGAGATGTTAGGGGTTAATAAGTCGACAGTAAGTAAGGCTCTCAAGGGGAAGATGAATGATATTTTTAGCCCATCAAATATGGAAACAGAGTTTTAGATATTGTTTCCAATGTTAGTTTCCTTCGATCTGCCAAATTGACCCCTTGGAAACTTCTAAACGAACGGTGTTATACCAAAAGTTGCCAAAAAAGTTTCCAAGGCATTTTAAAGAATATTAGTTAATTCGAGTGTTTACAAGAAAAGTTTCCAAAGAGTTTCCAAAAAAGTTTCCGGTCCGATTTTGGAAACCCGTAAGTATATATAAAAGTTTCCATCCATCTATACCTTAGGTATAGATGGTGGAAACTTTATAGATACTCGGCACTTTTTAGGGGGGAGCAGATGCATAATTTTTTGCTTATCTGGTCCTTTGGTTAGGTGGGTAAAAAAATCCCCCACCTATTTACTAAAAATTAAATGGGAGTGTGGGTGTATAAATGGGGGGTTTGTCTCGCGCACCCCCCATTTTACTCCACAAACAAAAAGCCCCGCTAAGCTGTTGCCTAGCAGGGCCCACGGTGGCAAGTATTAAGTGCTTAGTTTAATACTTTTTGCTCTTTAAACTATAAAGTTCTCTCCGCCTTGCTTGTCTCTTTTCTTTGTTCAGATTATAGAGCTCTCTTGCTCTAGCATTTATCTCTGGTCCCCTTTTTTCACGTTGTCGTAAATGAGAGGCGTTATTAAGTCTCCTTTCAGCTTCTTTTCTGGCTTCTAATGTGAAGTATTTTTTTGGTCTACTCATATTATCTTGCCAGGAAAGTACTCTCATGTTTGAAAGTTCGTAATGTCCTAAGGATTCTATCCTGTCTATAGTAGGGACTAATAAACGTTGGTAATTACTTTCAACCCACTGAGCATAGACTCCCTTGTAGTCATCTCTTTTAAGAAGCCATTCGTAAAACTCTTTTGGGGAGACTCTCAATTGAATGTTTTTATAAGAGGGATCGGTACTAATTCTACCCTTCATCGACTTCCACATGACGCGAGCTCTGCCTGTAAATGTTTTGCGATATCGTCTTGATTTCTCATTGTTGTCCATACAGGGTACATAATATACCCTGTATGGACTAGTCTAGTACCTTTCTTTTTCTGCCTTAACCTGTCTTACTAGTTGTGTTTGCGTGCGATTATCTCTTCCAGTCGTACCATGGTAACCTACCTCTACTGCAAAGCTACAAGCGCTCATCCATAACACTACCCACAATCCCAATCCTAACATTAACCCTGCTCTCATTTGTCATTCTCCCTTATTGTTTATTAGTCAATATTACCTATCCTTAACTGCTGTATCAGTAACGCCCCAACCCTAGCCATTGCATCATTAGCGTACCGCTCTGCCATATCGCCCGATCCGTTATAGTCCCTAAACGCTAGCTTAAGCCTAGCTGCTGGGTCTTTTACGTCCTTGTACCGGTCTAGGTTTTGGCGCAGTATGGTCGCCCCGCAATGTAGCCCTGTGTAAGTGTCGTACAACTTACTCCATTCAACCCCACATCTAGGCTTAGCGTTAAAGCCCATTACGTGCCCTACACCGTGCGATGATGCAAGCATGCGCCTCTCGTCCTCACTGCCGCGATCTATTGACTGGCGGCGATTAAAGACCTCTGGCTCGAACCGGTATAAAGCCTTACCCCCAGCTGACTCCTTATCCACAACCGCCTGTAAGGCTATGGCTGGTATCTTAAGCTCCTTAGCTACCTGGTCTATCAGCTCCGGTAATGGCCTCTCCTCCGGTCTCACAAACTCCCTAATCACCTCAGTCTTGGTTAGCTGTGTCATCACTTGGGCCCGTATCGCTTGATACTTGGTGGCAGCAAGTTGCCCAAGGGTAGTTAGCCCATTGGATAACATAACCGCTAATATTCCCACGGCTATCAACTTTAAACTGAAGAGCCCGATGCGTAGCTTTATCGACCTCCGTGGTGTACTTATAACGCGATCCAGTTCTATTACTTTTGACATGTTTCCCCCTGTTTTTTTTACCCTTATTCATCTTAACCTGCTCGTTTACACGCCTCTAAAAATTCATCTTGTTTATCGTCCTCGTCTTTTAACTGCTCAAGTAGGACTCTTTGCCACTCATCAAGTAATTCACTTTGCCACTCAATTAAGGCTCTAATACTTTCCGCGCACATTTCAATTTTTCGCATCGTGGTTTCACCCTCCAGTCCCTCTATCGCAAGTGACGCTTGTGCAGGATATAATTTTAATTTTACACTCATTTATTTACTTGCCTCCAACAACATAGCCTCAATCTCTAATGTATGTTTCTCAATCCGCTCAATCCTACCCGCTATCCCTAATAGCGTTAGTACGATTATTGCTAAGCATAACCACTTAAATGTTTTGTCTATTACTTCATGCATGTTATTTCTCCTCCATCAATTCTATTAGTCGCTCAATCCTAAACCCTATTGTCGATACCATCATTAGTAGTATCCCTAAGCACAGCACGATCATGTCCTCGTAAGTCATCGGTCAAACACCTCCAAAATATTAACTGCCAACACTAACCCTAAAATCACTCCCAACATTAGTATGCCAAATAGGTAAATCATTTAGTCCCCCCATTAAAAATCAATCTCATCCGACTCATCGCTGTACAAACTCCTATCATCCCCATACTCATCACCCTTATGCGCGCAGTGTTTGCAAAGGTTGTGCTCCTCTCCATACCGTCTACAGTGGTCGGCAAACACAGCCTCACACTCAACACAGTGCCAACCATCAAGCTGTAACAGTAAGCCTTCAAGCCTTGCTATCTCTATCGACAGCCCCGTATTTTTCTTTAGCAATTCGTCCACTCGCATCGTTAATCTAACGATCTTTTCTGTTGCGCCTTCTTCTTTATTCATCTGTTTCATAAATAACTCTTTGCTAAATAATTTAATCTCGTTCATTTTTAGTTCCTCTCAACAAAATACCTAACCGACGGATACACCCGATAGGTTGGCTCATTCTTTAAGATCTCATCTGCATCAAACTCATACAGACACGCAGCCCCACTTGGTTTAAATTGGATAGCCCACTCGGTTGGCTCTACCCATTGACGCTCAGTTAGATGCTCGATCATGTCGGCCAAGATAAACTGATGGTCTTGGTTATCGATGGTCTCTCTCACTATGCTGTGCGGGCCGTAGCGTTCTTCCAATTTTAACAGTGCTTGTTTTAGATCCATGTTATGTCTCCTTATCGTTAGTATTGATTATTACATCCACATCTCTTATGATGTTTATATCGCATGGTAGTAGCAAAAACGTTAGTAACAAAAGTGATATTATGACAATTTTTTTTAAGGTTCGAAAAAGTTTGGGGCTGGGTCGCTATAAGATGGCGAATTTATTGGGCATGGATATGACGGGTTATATTAGGCGAGAAAGCGTTAATAAAAAGGCGTCTTATAATGACCTAAAACAGCTGTTTAAAGTTAGTGGATGGACAGCGGAGAGGTTTTTGAAAGAGTTGTGAGAGTGTATACAGGAGCGCGTCAGTACTAATTAGGCATCCCTTACCTATCCGCCCTATTATACCCCTCGGTATTGGCGCGTTCCTTTATATTAGTTGTTGTTTGTTACAGTGGGTGTGATATAGTGTCACTATGTTATGTTCTCAAACCACCATCTTAAGGTTGTAATATACAGGGGCCTTGAGGTGGTGGATTTTGTTCTACGTGGAACATTTTTATGCTCTTGACTGCAAGTTAATTACAAGATGACCTTTATAAAAGGCCAATCCGGCAACCCAGGCGGCCGCAAATCATTAGATCCAGATGTTAAGGCGATGTTTAGTCCTCATCTACCTGCCGCAATAGAGGCGGTGTTGTCGTGCCTTAAGTCTAAGGACGAGGGGATTAGATTAAAAGCATCTAATATGGTCTTGGAGCGCGTTGTTGGTAAGCCTGCCCAGGCAGTACAAATCTCTGGGGATAGCCCTTTTGACAACATCTGTGTTAATGTCTCAACCAAGACCAAATGAGCAACAATCATGATTACCTACTGGCTCAAACTTACGATGAGATTGTGTCGGGGTGTGATCACAGTGTGACGATATGTCACAACTAAGTATTGATATACAGTTTTGGCCGCGTCAGATGCAGGCGTTTACGACGCCAGCTAGAGAGCTTTTGTTTGGGGGTGCGACAGAGGGGGGCAAGTCTTTCTTTGTCCGTAACGCTCTTATTGCTTGGTGCTTGGCTATTCCTGACCTTCAGTGCGTCCTTATCCGGAAGAAGTTTAGCGATATTCTTTCTAATCATCTTGAGGGGCCGTATGGGTTCCGTAAGCTTTTAGCGCCACTAATCCATTACGGCGTAATAGTTACCCAAGACAATATTAGGTTTCCGAATGGATCGTTAATTGCATTCAAGCACTGTCAGGACGAGCGTCAGTTTGATAGCGCTCAGGGTGTTGAGGTGCATGTCCTTGTCATTGACGAGGCAACACAAATATCAGAGCGCTTAATCAGGATGTTTAGGACCTGGGTGCGTATGGACCAAGCCATGCAGGATAAGCTGCCGGAGCAGTTCCAGGGCATGTTCCCACGCATCATATACACAGCTAACCCTATTGGTGAGTCTGTTAATTATTTTAGGCGTAACTTTGTACAGCTTTTACCTCACGAGCGGATCGAGACAATTGCTGGATTCCCTAGACAATATCTACCTAGCCGTTACTCTGATAATCTTTCTGTTAATAAACAACAGCATGAGGGACGATTAGAGGGGTTAGGCGATAAGGCATTGGCTAAGGCGCTTGATGAGGGCGATTGGAATGCTATCACGGGTGAGTTTTTCCCTGAGTGGGATGAGAGTCGCCATGTGGTTACTGACTTTGTGCCGCCTGCGTATTGGTTTAGGTTTAGGACTTTTGACTGGGGAACTGCAGAACCGTTTGCTGTGTATTGGATTGCGGTTAGTGATGGTGAGCCGTTTACTGATAGTGGTGGGCATAAGCGTTGGTTTCCGCGCGGTGCTCTGATTGTTTACGACGAGTGGTATGGCTGCGACCCTGAGCATCCCGATAAGGGTAATAGGATGCGTAATGAGGAGATTGCGCAGGGCATTGTTATGCGTAGTGAGTATAATGCTCGGACAGTACCAACGCTTACTGACTCGTTACCGTTTCAAGACAGGGGTGGTAAGACAATCGCTAAGATCTTTGAGGAGAATGGGTGTCCTTTGTTACAGGGGGATACTAGTCGTATATCAGGTTGGAGTCAGCTTAGATCTAGATTAATCGGTATACAGTTTGACTCAAATGATGATATAAGGATTCCCATGATCTTCGTCGTGGAGCGATGTCGCTACTTGCGTGATTATTTACCCGCATTAACACGCCATAAGAGCGAGGCTAAGGTGGAGGATGCGGCGGAGCATGGAGAGGCGACACACAGTTGCGATGCGATTAGGTTAGCTTGCACTGCGCATAATGTTATTAAGGATAGACTTGAGCCGATGCAGTCTAGGATTAATAAGGCGGTTAAAGGTAGTAGGCCAACAGCTAATAGGATACTGAGAGATGATGGGCAGCCGTACTTTTTGTGATGATAGTATGCTTACGCTAAACCCTAAAGAGACGGATGTAACGCCTGAGGAGTGGGCCAAGGTGCAAGAGATACAGTTTAATGAGTGGTGTCGGTATTGGCCAATAACACCAGTGAGTGAGTTGGTGGATAAGATTAGGGCTGAGAGTAAAGTAGATGGCAATTAGTATCGAAGAAGCTAAGTCGTTTGTTGAAACGGCTAGCAGGGGTGCCCGGGGTCAGTGGTTGGCTAGTGCTGAGCGGTCTTGGGCTGAGATTAAGCGCATGGGCAATATGCCTAGCCGCGCCACGCCATACCCAAATTATCCAGTATTAAATCGTAAAGCTAGGTACCCTGCGTGGTACTCGATTATGAAGATTAGGCAACCGCTTGTGCTTAGTCGTGCGGGTGTGCCAGTTGGTAAGGATACTAGTGAAGAGGGTAACGATAATATAGGCAGTACTGCTGCGTTACTAAGAGAGAGATTGGCGATCAACCTTGCTAAAGACTCTGAGTTTTTTGATGTTGAGAGTTGTGTTAGAGACGATGCCCTTGCTACTTGTACGGGGTTTAACCGTATCTATTACGAGTGCAGGGAAGTTAAAGAGCGCGTTAAAGAGTATATTACGCCGCAAAAAGATGAGGAGACAGACGATTTAGTCTTTGTTGATTCTAACGGTCAGATAGTTGAGTCTGATAACATCTGCCAAGATGAGACAGGCTTTTATCTTGAGCTTGATAAGACTGTTGATGTCGAAGAGGAGCGCATCTTAGTTGCTCACATCCTTTATAAGGACATTCTTGTTGACCCTGATATACGCAGGTGGGAGCGTTGTAAGCGTATAGCGTTTAGGATTATTTACTCTGAGCGTGAATTTGCAGCAATCTTTGGTACTCGTGCTCTACTTACCATCCCCAAAGATAGTATCGACCCAAGTAATGAGGCAGCTGATAAGGTCAGGAACATTACGGTTTGGGAGTATTGGGATGCGTACGAGAAAGATACTAAGTGGTTTGTTGATGGTGGCTTGGAGTTTATTAAGCCGCTAAAGTATTTAGTGCCAGAGGAGGAGAACCTTCTTTGCTGCAATGGTCTTTATGACCTTGATGACTTTTTCCCATGTCCTAAGCCTTTGTCCGTTAACCAACCAACCGATAGTTTTTGGCCTGTTACTGAGTATGAGCAGGTAGCAGATATCCTAGATGATATCCACAATATCTTTTACCGGATGTTTAAGGCCACGCAGGCCATAAGAACTAGACTTATCTTTGATAGTAGCGTACCAGGGCTAAAGGCTGCGCTTAGTGAGTTGGCAGAGAGTGACGCAATTGGTGTTGATAACTTATCCCAAGCGCTGGTTAATAGCGGTGGTTCTTTAGAGTCAGTTGTACAGTACATCCCTGTTGACAAGATGATTAATGGGCTTAACCAGCTCTATGTTGCGCTTGAGCAACGGTTACAATCGCTCTTTAAACTTACGGGTACTAGTGATCTGCTGCAAGGGTTAACCACTACCAATACTGATAAGACGCTTGGTGAGCGTCAGATGGAGGAGCAGTACGCGATCAATCAGCTTGAAGAGATACAGCGTAAAATGCAGGAGCATGTAAGGGATACGTATCAGATGATGACTGAGGCGGCTCTTAAAAACTTTAAGCGTGAATCGCTTGATAAATATATTATGCCTAGCACTTTGCCAGAGGAGCATAGGGCTAATTATAGTGCAGCGCTTAACTTACTTAAGGACCATAATAAGCGGTTTCGAATTGACTTAGAGACTGACAGCACGATTGCGATTAATGAGAAGTACAATAAACAGATGGCAATTGAGTTTGCTAATGTGTTTACTAGTGGCTTAGAGGGTGTTGCGTCGATTGCTAAGACTCAACCGGGGCTTGTTGCAGCTGAGTTACATACCCTTAAGTACCTTATTCAAAATATGCGCCCTGGTAAGTTGTTCCAGAACGAGATCAATAAGGCGATTGATGAGCAGATTAAGGTTTTAGAGAACGCGCCGCCTCCGTTTAACAAGGACGAGGCTACGATTAAACTTGAGCAGCAGCAGTTGTTAATGAATGGGCAGCTTGAGATGGCTAAGATTAATGCTGAAAATGCTCGCACACAGATTGATAGCTATAGAGCACAAGGTGAGATGGCGATTGAGTCGCAAAACTTAATGCTTAAGAGTAGAGATCTGGCGTTAGAAGAGAGGCTAAAAGCGTTAGAGGGTCAGTTAAGCATTCTTTACTATAAGCTTGATGCGCAAAAAGCAGGTGTTGAGATTAGCAATAAGCTTGCTGATAACCAAAGGCTTGAGCAACAGACGATGATTGATGCGCAACGTGTGATGGTTGAGGCTAATCAGCAACCAGTGCAGCCAGTGCCGCAAGTTGTGGTGTTACCTAGCCCACCAACTCCGCCAGCAGCACCAATTATTATTGCCCCACCCCCGGCCCCAGCTGTAGCAGGGCCAACAATTATCAATGCACCTAATCAACCGCCTCAAACGAGCGTCATCCAGCCGGTCCAACAGGTCCCGGTACCGATGATGCCGCCACAAGGACTAGTTTTTTAAAGGACTATTACCATGACAACAAACGTAAATATTATCCCTCATACTATTCTTCAGCCTGTTGTAACACCAACAATAGCTAACGCAACTAGCGTTACTTTGTTGCCGGCAAATCCACTGCGTACCTCTGTTAATATCCAAAATAATAGTGCTGCAAACATAGCATTTGCGCTAGGCGGCGGGACATTAACCGGGATAGCGCCTACTTTAACTAATAAATGTTTTGTTCTTAGCGCCGGTGCGGCCTACGAAAATGGGCCTTTGGTTAACGTAACTGGGGCTATTACTGTTTATCAAACCTCTGGAGGTAGTTTCAATTTGATTAGTGCACAAGAGGGATTAGCGTCTGGGCCAATTTATTAATAAGGATTTAATCTATGCCATTTTCATATCCACCTGGTGGGTCCTCAACTTTTAACTCTCTCCCTGGTAGCCTTAGCCTAGCCTCTGGTAACACAGTCGCAACGTCTACTAACAGGACTGTGCAAGCTAATGACTACTTAATCCTAGTTGATACAAGTGCTGGAGCTGTAACCATTACATTACCTGCGCCGTCTGCAAGACGAGTGATTAAGATTAAGGATGCTGCCGGTACGTTTGGGACTAACAACTGTACGCTTGCGCGCAATGCAACTGAAAAGATTGAAGGGTTAGCTGCGAGCTTAATCCTTGGCGCTAACTGGGGCCTCTATGAGTTTACAAGTGACGGTACAGACTGGTTTAAGACTAGTAACACAAGTAACGTTGCTACAATTACTTTTCCGGTAGGCACAACCGCGTGGGTTGCCCGTGCTGGGGTAACTAACATTGAGGTTGAAGGTCGTGGTGGAGCTGGCGGCGGTGGTGGCGGTGGCGCTGGTGGTGGTGGTAGCACTACTACTGCTGCTTTTGGCGGTGGGTCTGGTGGTACAGGTTGCAGTGTCTTCACCCTCTACCACACGGTATCAGTCACTCCTGGTGTTAGTTACAACGCTGTGGTTGGTGCTGGAGGTACTGCTGGTACTGCTGGTGTTGTAGCGGCGGCGAATGCTGCTGGATCAACTGGTGGTAACGGCGGTAATGGCGGTGCTGGTGGTGATTCAAGCTTTGGCTCCTTAGTTACCTTTAAGGGTGGTCTTGCTGGCACTGGTGGCACAGGTGGTCAAGTTGGTGGCGGTGGCGGTGCTGGTGCTGGCCCTGCTGGTCGCTTAGTGACTGGCGCTAGTGGTGGTAACGGTGGTGCTGCTAACGCGGCAGGTGCACAAGGTGGTGCTGCTAATAATAGTTTACAAGGTAATCGTTTAATTGCTGCTGTTGGTGGTAACGCTGGTGGCGCAAACGGTGGTGGTGGTGGCGGTGGATCAGCTGGTGTATCGGCTGGTGACTCTGACGCAACTGGTACTTTACCTGTTGGTGGTAATGGTGGGGCAGCTGGTGCAGCTGGATCAGCTGGTGGGGCTGGTGTAAATGGTCCTGCTAATAGTGGTGTTGGTGGTAGTAGCGGCGCAGGTGGTGGCGGTGGTGGTGTATTAGCTGTCACGGGTACTCAAGGCGGTGCTGGTGGTATCGGTGGCATTGGGTGTGATGGTAAATTAGTTATCAGATGGAATGAGTAATGGGTAATCGTATCTATTATTTTGATGAGGAAAAGCGGCAGATGGTAGAGGGCTACCCGCCGCAGAAGTTTCCTAAGTACGGAGAGGCTCCAATCTATATTAGTGATGAGATGAAGCCTTATTATCACCCAACTGCACAGGTTACGGTGACTAGTAAGAGTAAGCTTAAGATGATTGATAAGCAGTGCGGTACTTTTACTACCGACAAGTATCAGTCGATATCAGCGCAGGTGCGTAAGCAAAAGACTGCTGAGCGTCGTAAGGATTTAAAAGATGCGATGATGCGCGCCTATAATGACGTGAAGAATAATAATACGCCTCTTAGTGAGGAGGTTAAGGCTAAGTGCAAAAAGAACGATGAGATTTTAAGCTCGCAGGTAGGCTGGGATGTCAGTAAAATAATTAAACGTAACAAAAGATGACGGAGCAGCAAGAGGTAATCGTTAGTAACGACAATCCAAATGAACCAGTAGTAGAGACAAAAGTAGAAAGTGACGAGGTAAAGACGGAAGAGCCAGAGGGCTTATCGTTACGTGACGCCTTAGAGGTTGGGATTGAGACCTTTAATGATAAAGAAGGGGTGAGCATCGATGGTGATGAAAGAAAGAGAGAAAAAAAGGATTCGCCGGAGGCACCTAAAAGAGATCGGGAATCTCATAAGGAAGGAAAGCAGGATTCGCCGCTTCAACCACCTGCTGAGTGGGACGCCGAAGATAAGACCTACTTTTTTGAGTCCACAAGAAAACAACAAGAAGCAGCCTTAAAGCTACATCACAAAAGACAGGCAGCACTTAATGACTTAAGAGCGGCAGCAGCTGAGAAGAAAGCGGCAGCGCAAGAGTATGAGACTTACAAGCGATTAGCTGATGAGGTTGCGCCGTATTTAAAATCTATCGGGGATAAGAGAAGCCCGTATGAGGCGATTACGTTAGCGCTTAAAATGCGTAACGAGTTTGAGCAGGGCGATCCAAAGCAAGCGGCGGCAGCCTATCTAAAAGCTAAGGGTGTTGCAGTACCTCGAGACTTGATCACGCAAGAAAGTATTGACCAGGAAAAATTTAGTCCTTTACAGCAAAGGCTTAGTCAGCTAGAATCTAAATTAGCTGAGCAGGAACAGCTCAGACTGAGAGAGCAACAAGAAGAGGTGAAGGAAACTTTAGCCTCTGCTTATGTGAGCTTTCAGAAGGAAACAAATGCGGCGGGCGCTCCTAAATACCCTGATCTCAGTGACACCGAGGCAGGTTTAAGGCTAGTCCGTAACATTGGATCCCTAGTTAACGGCGCTACACCGCTTTCGCAGCAGTTTATCGCCAACGTAAATGAACGCATCCCCGGTGCCACATACTCGCGAATCTTAGAAGAAGCGTATAAGTATCACGGCGGTCGGGTTGACGAATCAGATACGCCTAGGTCCCAAACATCGCAAAATCAAATTGCAAAATCTAGGCGTGCGGCGTCCTCAGTTCCAGGGGGATCCGTACAAAGTACGGCACCAGTTAAAAGATATAAATCAACAGCGGAAGCTTTAGCTGCTGCGTACTCTGACTATAAACAAAAACTTTAATAGGTGAATTATGGCCGTTTCAGAAATTCAGGCTACTACTTGGGAGTACCGAGAGAAGAAGCCGTCAGATCTAGTATCTGATAGGGTACCGTTACTTTATTCTCTTCGTAAAAAAGGCAGAGTCGTAACTATTCCAGGTGGTCGCGTTATCTGGGAAGATGCACGATTCCAACAGAACGGATACGTACAGCGCATTGATGCAGTACAAGAAATGGTTATCGGGTACAATGACACGATTACCGCTTTCGAATACTCACCAAAGATCATGATCGTTCCTGTTGTTATTAATGACCTTGAAAAAGCGCAGAACCAAGGCGAAGCGCGGTTTCTTAGCTTGTTAGAACAACGCAACCAGACTGCTGATGATAGCTTGATCAATAACGTAGAACAGGATTTGCAATCAGATGGGACAGGCTACGGCGGGAAGTCTTTTGCTGGTATCCAGAGCTACATCGTAACGAGCCCAGCTGCTGGATCGTACGGCGGTCTCTCACGCGTAACTTACACGTCTATCCGTAATATCGCTGTTAATGCTCCTTCGACTTACACCGGCGCAACTGATTCAAGCAACATTGAATCACGATTACGCTCGGTACGTAACCAGATCGTGCGCGGTACTAATAAGCCTACTCTCTGCTTAGCAGGGGAGACTTATTACAATGCTGCTTGCGATGCGATGAGTGCAAAGCAAAGGTTCACTCAGAACCAAGCCATGTACGAAGCGGGATTTGATAACGTTGAGATTGAAGGCATGACGATGGTTAATGCTGGTGGACGCGTACTTAGCGGTCTGTCACGTATTGCTGCTGATCGTTGTTACCTTATCAACCTCGATAACTTCTCGTTCAAAATGTACAAAGGCTACAACTTTGAACCTACGGCAAATCGCACCAGCTTTAACCAGTTGGTAGATTGTTCGATCAACGTTGGTATCGGGCAGTTCTGCTGCAACGGTGCAACGTTCTCGGCTGTAATGTACGATTCATAATCTTGGGGGATATAATAATATGACTGTAAGTGCATATGTAAATTTAACTAGTGTATACGGGACTACTAACCCGGGTTTTCCTCTTGGGGCAACTTACGAGGAGAATGGCAACACTTGGATGTTTGTTAAGGGTGGCGGAACTTGTGCGGCGTATAAGGCAGTAATAACTACTGTTGCTTATACGATTCAAACGGTAACGACTGGATTAGCAACTAGTGTTGTTGCAAATATTGGTATTCCTCAGTTCGATATACTTGTAAATGAGTTCGCCTGGATTCCAGTCGGACCATTCTTCAAGCGTGCTGATGGTACTAATTTTTATGTAACTGCTGCGACTTTGGATGCAGTTGATGCTCCTCAATACACTACCGCAACTGGTGGTTTAGTTGATGACACAGCGACTGTCCAGATCAAAGGCTTAAGGCTTTTAGCAACCAATGCAAGTGGTTCGACCGCGAACACAGCTTGCTGTGCTGTTAGCACTCTAGGCGTAAATATATAAGGAAAAATAAATGGAATCTTCGCCTCTCAATCAAGCGCTTAATTTTGCTGAGTTCGATTCGCCTACCTTGCAAGGTATTGACACTTTTGACCGTGACCGCAATCGGTTAGGGGGATCTTCAAAGCGGCAAATGGTGCGGTTTTTTAAAGAAACAACTATGGAGGTGCAAACCACCAGAGCTGATGTTCTTAAAGATCGTACGGGGCAATTCGTCGAGAGTACGAAGATTCTAGAGCGTAAAGCCGTTCCTGTCACCAAAGAGATGGTTGAGATCGTCACACCTGGTGACAAGAACGTCGTTTATGATAGAGCCCAAGACTTTCATAAGCTTGAGCACTTTGATGTTTACCGCGCGTATCGAGAGGGGCGCACTGCTCCTATTGGTATGCCGATAGAAGACTGCAAGTTTATTAGTGGTCCGATTGCGCTTGAACTACGAGTGCATAAGGTTTTTACGGTTGAGCAGTTGGCTGATGCTTCTGACGATCTTTGTCGCTTGATACCTAATGGTTGGGAGCTGAGAGAGTTTTCCCGAGCGGAGGTTAGAGCTAATAAAGAATCAGCGCGGGGCGGCGAGATATTAACGCTTAAGTCTGAGATCAGCGAATCAAAGGCAACGATCGAGCAGTTAAAAGCTCAGATATCTAGCCTTGTTGATCAGTTTGGGCAGCCTGTTGTTACTGAGCCAAAGCGTAAGCGAGCACCACGTAAGCAAGTGGTGACGGAAGAGTCAGTATTAGTAAAGGAATAGTGTGAACAAGTTTTTATTGGCTTTATCTGTTGTCTTAAGCGTTGGCGTTGCTAATGCTGATGATTGTACTAAGCGATTATCTTCCTTTGCGCCAGCGCAACAGGGGCAAGCCTGTAAAAACTTTCAAGATCAAGTTTCTGCCCCGAGCACCGAGAATACTATCGCGACTTATGGGATCAATTCGGGGTCAACCTATAAGCCATTAGCTCAGATCAATACTCGTCAGCAGTTAACGGGATTCTCTGGTGATGAGATTGGTCGCGGTGCGGTTAAGTTATTTGATACAGTTAACGTTCCAAATCGTCAAATGGAGCTAGGCTTTTACGAGTTTGGCGGTGGTATTTTTGTTAACTCAATGCTTGAGATTTGGGTAGATGGTAGTGTATCGGTTCGTCAGTTGACTGGATCTACTCCGGCGTTTTTAGAGGTTCGTGATGCTTTAGACTCAGCTAACATTGCCTTTAAGCATGATAGTACTAACGCGATTATCTTTAGTACTGGTGTTAACTTTCCTAACGGCGCAATCACGGTTAAGCCCGCGAATAATGAAACATGGCGCTTTGAACAGCGACAAAATTCAGGGTTTGGCAACTTTGTTCAGTCTCCTACCTACGGCGGTAACGTAGTAATGACGCGTAGCCGTACGGTGGTAGCACAATCAGCAGGCGATGCCTTAGTAGCGCAGGGCACTGTCTTAGGTGATTCTCTCTTATTAACTGGTGCGTTTAATAACGTATCAACTGTAGCAGCTGGCACAGGGGTACGTATTTTTGACGCGTCTAATGCTGATAGCACGCCGACAACTATTAGCGGCTATCAAGTGTGTGTGCGTAACGGTGGGGCGAATGACCTTATCGTTTATCCACCTGCTCTTACCGACTCTATTAACGGTGGCGTAGCTGGGCACGGGATTCTTTTAACTACGGCTAATAAACAGATCGGGTGTTGCTATAAGACTGCTGCTACTAAGTATTGGTGTACAGTGCAAAATAGTGCAACGGTCCTTTAATTTGGGATGATTATGAAAAAGATTTTGTTAGGGTTACTTGCTAGTTTGTTTGTGGTGTCTAGTGCTCATGCTGATGCTTGTAGCACCAGGTTAACTGGATTATTTACTGCGTATCAAGCTACAAGGCTTTGTAGTCTTTTTTCATCGACTATTACCGGGACTCTTGCGGGTGCTGGAACAACTCAAGCCGATGCTGCCGCTATCACATTTCAGGATATTGTTAGGGTAACTGGTGCTGATGGTACGGTAGGGGTAAAACTTCCCGCTCTTTCTAACGTCTCAGTTGGACAGTCAATAACTGTTATTAATACTAATACCGTTAGCCTACTTAAGGTTTATTCAAACGATGCTGCCGAGCTTATAAGCGGCCAGGCTGGGACTACGGCGATTAGTTTAGCGGCAAAGCTTACCTTTGTTTGCATTAAGTATGACGCTACTAACTGGTATTGTGGCAAGAATGTTTTGCCTTACTAACAACATGTTAAGCGAGGTTTATGTCGTCGGAGTTAGCTATTAGGTTAATGCCCCTTTTTACCTCGTACCAGGCGCGGGCACTCTTTGATTTTTTCGGGACATCAGTAAATAGCGGCAGCGTTACGTTAGTTAATGGGGCGGCGGATGTTGTATCGCCCTATTTAACTGATGACGATATCGTTTTTTTATCGATCATTATGCCCCGGGGTAATCTTGGGGTGCTCTCAGTACAAAATCGCGTGAGTGGTGAATCGTTTGCAATTAGTAGTAGCTCTGCTTCTGACTTATCAGATGTGGCTTGGTACTCTTTCAAGCCTATGGAGCTATAAATGCCGTATAGAAAGTATCTAATAGAGCACCAAAGCCCGATAATGAGTACCACTAACGTACTTGCGAACATCGCAAAGTATGAAGAGATGCCATTTGATGGGATGACGATTAATGCTTTGTTTACTAGTGGGCAGGTATCAGGCAATCAGCCAGTAGCAAACTGGAATTGGAGCGATTACGCGATTGATTGGCCGTCATTATCAGCGTCATTAACTGCATTATTGACAACACCGTTTAGAAAATTCAGTCAAAACTTTCTCCAAATCAAAGTTGTCTCGTTTAGCCAGTATGAATTATGTGATTGGTACTCAGCCAACATCAAAACTGCTATCTGGAATTGCAGAATCTTAGCTAGGTTTGCAAAAGAGGCGGGATTGCGCGGTATTTTATGGGATTTAGAGCCTGAGAATACGACTGGGCACAAGCTTTTTAACTATTCTGACCGTCCGTACGCTGGAACGTACACTTTTGACCAGTATAAAGCTAAAGTTAAGCTTGTGGCGGAAGAGTGCATGGAAGCCATGCAGGAAGAATTTCCCAACATGGTCCTTATCCCGACCTTTAGCTATGAGCAGGCGATAAAAACTAACAACCCCCCAATCTCTACTGACAATTATGGTTTGCTGGCCCCGTTTATTGACGGTATTTTTAACGCAGCTACCGGGTTAGTAGAGATTCATAACTATTATGAGGACGGCTACGCGCATTTTACTAACGCGCAGATAGCTGCTGACATTGTTGTTCAAGATAATCCAGCCGCTACGGTGTATGACACAAATCGTTACTTTGGACGATACAATCGTGGTATGTCTAGCTTTGTCGATCAATTGGGTGACACTAATTTAGGAATCGCGTTACCAAAAAGTGTAAATCAAGTTGCTTACAAATATTCTTTTGTTTATTGCGTCGCTAATAGTTTCTTTACCACTGGAGGCGCTCCAACACAGCCAGCCTCAACAATCGCTGTTGTTCAAAACGCGCGTATTACTACGGGCATGGAGACTACATTTAGCCCTGCTGCTATCCCTGGCCTTATTATGGACTTTGATCCAAATACGATGGGTCTTAATAACGGCGACCCGATCACAAGTTATACCGACTCAACAGGCCTAGTATTTACACAGTCAGGTGCTAACAGACCAACATTCGCAACTAATGGGATCGCCACTGGTAAACCCGGCGTAACATTTACAGCGGCAAGTAACCAAAACTTAGTAATGGATGGGCTAGTATCTAGGCTAATTGGTGCGGCTGATATTGGCTTGACGGTCATTATGGTTGTTAAGCTTAATACCCTTGGTGTTACTTATAGTTTTATGGGTATTGGTAGGGACGCCACAACAAACCCTAATATTCAAATGTCGCAGCTAAGCACTAACAACTATAGCTTTGCTGTTGTAGATAATTCTGCATCTAGCGTTGTTAATACAGGTACAACTACAACAGATACTAACGCGCATATTATATCTTTTATTACATCAGGTACCGTGCTTAATATGCGTCAAGACGGCGCTAATATTTTAGCAACTAATCCTTATGCCGGCTCTGATGTTGGTACAATGACGCTTAACCGCGCACGACTTGGATCGAGCGCAACAAACGTAATTAATCAATTTGCTAACGCTACTATCGGAAGAGTCATCGTGTACGATCGCGCGGTGGGCATGGATTCTATCAGGTGGTTAGAATTAGGGTTGTCAGTACAAACTGGAATAACTGTTGCGGGAACATAATATGCAAAACTATGAGGCTGAATTTTATTTAAGACCTGTTGTTAGTAAGATTAAAAATCCTAAGAGCGGAAGAGTGACGGAAGAAGTAAAGCAAACGATCTTTTTTCGCTTTAAGTGTCCAAGTATTGCCGATAAGGGCGCTGCTGAGTACTCATACGATTCAGTCGCTAGCCTTCGCAATATTAAAGAGTATAAGGCTGAGTACAAAAAGTTTTTAGATTTGTTGTTTAAATAATGGCAACTGTAAAAGAAATATTGCAGGCGTTTTGTTACCGGACGAACTTACCGGCTCCGACTGCTTTTGTCGGGGTTAATAGTCCAACTGAGCAGCAGTATCTATCTTTGTTTACTTACATCGGTGATAACTTGCGCAACAGGCCGTTTCAATGGCCACAATTAAAGCGTGGGTATTACTTTACAACTGTTACAGGTGAACGAAAGGTAGAGTTGCCGGGGGACTTTTACCGAATACTTGAGCGCGACCAGTGGGATACTACCAACAGGTGGCCACTTATCGGGCCGCTAACTGATTATAGTTATGATGTTAGGCAGTTTGGTATTATCAGCGTTCAAACGCGTAAAGCGTTTAGGATCATCGGGCCAACGTCTTATCTTTATTCAACCGCTCCTTACGCTAAACGATCTCGGGGTATTTTTGAGATTGATCCAGCTGGGCAAAACGATACTGACGTTTTGTTTATGGGGTATTTGTCTTGTAACTGGATTTGGCCGCGTGATTGGGTTGCTAATACAGCTTATGTGTTAGGTGATATTAGGACTGGTGATGGTGAGGTGTATATCTGCACTGTTGCCGGGACTAGTGGCACTACTCGCCCAAGCGTAACGAGTGGAACGGTTGTAGATGGTACTGTTACCTGGACTGTGTACCATGAACCGTACGTTGCGACTAATGATAATGACCTTTGCTTGTTTGATGATGATTTGATGATCGAAGGGCTACGTTGGGCGTACAAGCGCGCTAAGGGCCAAGACTATGAGCAGGAGCGGGCCGACTGGGAAAACATGGCTAAGAGCAGTTTTAGCCGGTTTGATGGGCCTTGCAAGATTAGTCTTGCTAATAACTATGGTGAGTATTGGAATTGGCCTAATGTGCCGGAGGGTAGTTGGAACGTATGAGCGATTTAAATAGTATTGATTTTAGTCAGTTTCAATCATGGCCTAAGGTAGTAATGCCAAGCGGCAACATCTACTATGCTATTCCTGGTACTGGCTACGTTTACGATCCTACTCTTACTTTAGCAAGGACTGATGGTAAAAAGGTAATCTACTTTAATCCTAAACCAACGCTTGATCAAAAGAAGAAGCAGCAGGAACAGATTGATAACCAAAACTCTGTCGTAGGTCAGTATGGCCCGTTAGTCGCTGGGACTGCGGCAGCTATTGGCGGTAAATTGACTTATGATTATTTAACGCCTGAAACGGCGCAGCAACAGTTAGCCAATGCCCAAGCGCAACAGCAACTAAATCAGATGAACGGCGCGCAGGCTCAGCCGGTGCAGGTGGCACCACAACAGGCGGCGGTTGTCTCACCTCAACAACAAGCTTTTGTAGATGCTGCGGCCCCTAGTTATGCCAATACTGGTGTTGCTCCAAATAATGTATACCCCGTTGGTACTGCTGCTAATGGTGGAACACTCATGAGTGATGGGTCTGTTATTGGTGGCAGCTCTCCTATGGCCCCAGCAACAAATGCTCAAGCAACAGGGCCAGGAACGGATTACTTATCAACTATAGGCCCCTACGCTCAAGGCGCTTTAGGCGCTTACCAAGCTTACCAAGGATATCAACAGTACCAAAATGGCGACAAGGTAGGCGGCGGGTTGGGTATGGCATCAGGTGGAACTAACGTAGCTGCTGCTGCTGGCTCATCTGCCGCTGGTAGTGCGGCCCCTTATTTGGCTGGTGCGATGCTGGCCTATAATATTGGGAAGGATGTTAATAACATCAATAAAAATGATTTAATGACCGATGACGAAAAGGCTTATAAACGTCATGAGGCGGCACGGAAAGAGTATGAGAATTATTATACTCTAGGGCTAATGGGTGGCCTTAATCGTAGCAAATTTTCTCGTGGAACAATGAAAAAGTTGGATAGTGTTTTTGAAGCTACTGACTTAGGCGCTAAACTTGTCGGAGCTTTCGGAAGCTCCAAAGACTCAGACCAACTATACCGTGACGCCATGCGCAAAGGCTTACAACAGTATGGTATAGCAAATGATAATTTTGAGGTGACGCTAGCTGATGGCAGTACTTATAATATTGGGGCTGATGGTAAACATAAACTTGCTAACTTAGATGGTAGTGAGCGGCACCCATATGATACGGATCTGACTAATCCATTAGCAGTACAGGCTGCGCATCTACTTAGGCCCACAGTTGATGCAATGCTAGGCCCTGATACACCTGAGAAAAGAAAAGGTGACTTAATTGGCATGCTCAATAATGCCGTAATGCAAAATGCAACTACGATTGAGCAGGTGCAGGCTAATATTAACGCTATTAACGCTAAGGCTGCACAGACTAAGGCGGCTAAGGATGCTGAAGAGGCGGCAAAGGGGCAAGCACCAGCACAAACGTTTGCAGCGGCGGCTAATCCTTATCAACCAGTAGTAGCACCAGTTGTTACTCACGTACCCGTTGGCGATAGTGACTATGTAAATCGCGGGGCTGTTCCAGTCTATCAACCAGCACCAGTAATCAGTAAAGGGCCAGCATTAATGCAAGGCACTGCGCCAATAATTAGTAAAGGACCGCAACCTATCCAAGCCGGCAACGTGCTTGTAAACAACGCTCCACCACCAGGTGCACAGGTTGAGTTACCCAGATCATCTACACGATCACCAGGCATTGCGCTTGATGGGCGGAGATTAAGCCAGGATGAGATGATGGGTAAAAAGCTTGCGGATAATATGAATAAGAAGCGAAAGGGGGCTTAGTGGATCCGATACCTTTACCGCCGCCGTATGGTGGGGTTAACCAAAGAATTCCTAAAGTTGCAATTCAATCGCCTCAGTGCGAGTCGTTGATTAACTTTAATCCTGTTAGTGATGGGGTATCTTTAAGACGCGGAGATCAGGTCTTCAAATTTTTTACCTCGGCAGTATCTACAGATCAATTAATATGTTTAGTAGCTGCTAACTATAATGATCGTAATGTTATTATATTAGTTGAGAATATAACGACAAATAAAAGAGAATTTTATGACGCCCTAACTGGTCTTGTCATCTATTCGACGGCCATTGCGGCATTGAGCTTAACTTTTCAATCTGTTTATTTTAATAGGTACCTTTTTTTCTTTTGCCCTGATGGGTCAGAAACTCCGGGATATACTTTTGACGGGGCTAGTATTGGTACTATTGGGTATACACCCTTTGATGCGGGAGCTTTTGCCCCTGTTTCTGGCTTTGTCTATAAAAACAGAATGTATGTTATAAACAAGGATACCGGAGAGTATTTATACTCAGACATAAATGCAATTAGTGGCCCTCTTTATAGAGTCGATCTTTCTCAGATATCAAAAAGCGGATCTGATTTAGCTATAATTACAAGTGTTGGTGTATCAGATAATATCTCAAGCATTGTCCTACTCGCTTTTATTTTTAAAAATGGCGAGGTTTTGTTTTATAGCGGATCTTATCCAGACTCTTCGGATTGGCAACTAGTTGGGCAAGCACAAATCGGTTACCCACTAAACTATGATGCCGCACTCTTGTATCAAGGGGATACTTGGATATTTTGTAGATCAGGCATTTATTCTTTAAGAGAATTGTTCCTTAAAGGATCTCAACAAGGGGCAAGCTTAGATCTAAGCAGCAATATTAATAAATCATGGGTGCTTTTGCAAAACTACCTATTTGCTTCTTATTCTGGAAGTTTTGTAGAGTGGACTTACAAAAACATAATAAACGCTGTTGTCGATACTCTTAACAATAGAATAATTATTTCTTTCAGATTTAATAATATTGGCTTAGGTGGTGGGGTCGAAATCCCTTGCTATTTTATATTTAATACCGAACTGCAAAGCTGGTTCTTGCATGTCCAGGACATAGCCGGAAGTGGCGCGTCAGTTGATCGAGATTGTTTGTTTGATATGGGTCTTTTTAATGGGCAAGTAGTTACTTACTTTACTAGTAGCAATTATTCAGGAGCGTTAGAGGATGTCGGCGTGGCTATGAAGATAAAGGAAGGGGCGGAAGGGTACACTGATAGGAACATGTTTAGTACTATTTCCTATCCATACTCATACGAGATCATATCAGCGCCTATTGCCAATGGCCGTGCGTATGTCCAACAGGCGGAAGGGATGGACGTTATTTTAGAAACTGATCTTGATTCTCAGACTGAGTATACTTTTATAAAAGATCTAGGCGTAGGATCTACGTCGCCTCAAAAGCTTCCAGTAAATCCCGGAGGTATACAAAAGCCCTATGTTAATATGGGGATAGAAGGATCTTATATTCAGTACAAAATTAGCGGTTCCACAACAACAGGTAAAACAGTAGGATTAAACATCTACGGTACAAACGTCTGGATTCAAAACGGTAAATCACCAAGGTAAATTATGGCAAGAAAGTACGTAACAATTGGTAAAGATCATCAGATTGACGTTACCGGATTTAATCAGAAACAAATCGATAGAATTGTCGCTATGGGCGGTGATGGTAAAAACGGCCAGGGCAAAAAAGCAGCTGCATTAGCTAAAGAGATTGATGCTAGGAATAAGAGCGAGACAAAAGATGTCAAGGAAGAGAAAAAGGCGGGCAAAAAACCCGTAGACCTTGGTGTTAATGAGGACGGAACTATTGATGCAGGTAAGGCAACTAAGGCCGTTACTGATACGGCCAATGCTGATATCACCAAGACTTTTAACATGCAAAATCCGTCGGAACAAACAGACGCGTTCGGCAATACTAGAACGGTTACTAGGAACCCAAAAACAGGGGAAACAAAGATTACTGATTCAGCAGGTGGATCTTTACAAGCAACGCTCGATCAGTTTATCGCTGCTTTAGGTAATTACAGCAAACAAGGACCATTAGATTTAAGCGGAGCACCTAAGATTTTACAGACTGGAGATGTACAGGACGAGTTTACCTCGGCAGCTGATGCTAATTATAATTACATTACTAAAGATTACGAACAGCAAAAGCAACGCGAAATGGAGTCAGCTAGACAAGAGCTTGCTAATAGGGGTATACCGTTAGGTAGTAAGCTTTATGATAAGACGCTTAATGATATAAATACTAAGTATCAGGGTATGTACGATCAGGCTAAGAATCAGGGGATAATGGCGGGTAATCAGACATTATCAACTATTACCGGGATACAGTCGGGGGCAAGAGATTCTTACGTTGATAGTCAAACCAAAATGCACAATTCTGGCTTATCAGATGCGGCAGCTTTGTCCGGGATAGCGTCAGGCTTTAAGCAAACTGCTACACCTTATGCAGGTGGTCAATCAAACCTATCGCCTCAACTACAAGCGCTGCTTGGTCAGATTAGTGAGGCGGATCTTAAAAAGCTTACGATTGAGTTAAGCAAGCGCAATAGTGGCGGCGGGGGCGGGTCTAGTAGCACCGGCGGTTTTGCAATTGGTAATGCACCAGATTTAGAAGGGTAATATATGGCAGATGAGGCAACACTAGCGGCATTGTTTGGCGGTGGATCTACGGCTAGTAGTCGCATACCAGGCGATCTTGATCAGTTTCAACGCACCGTGTCAGCTAATGATATTTTTAAACTAGCTGCTAATCAAATCGGTGGATACAAGCCAGATAGCAGCACATGGTCACCAGCAACTAAGATTGGAACTACAGCAGCACAAGCTTTTATTTCAGCGCTGCTTGGGTCTTATGCGCAGGGTCAGGAGGCTAAGCAGTTAGCGGCGGTTAATGCAGTGTTACCAGACTTGTATAGTAATCCTAGTGGTGTGGCGGCACCTGAGGGGGTGGATAGTCAGGCGTTCCAGCAACTGCGGGCTAATAAGATTTATGATTATGAGAGTCGGCAAAGGGATGAGGCGCTAAGTAGACAAAGAAGCGCTCAATCTACTTATGACAGAATTGCGGCGGAGGTTTTTACTAGAGACCCCGAGCTTGGTAAAAAGTTTTTAGTTGATCAGAATCCTAACCTTAAGGATATTTTGCAGCCGGAAGAGCAACAAGTTCCGCTCGAGTCGGCTGATGCGTTGAGAGATACTACCGGGCTTTCTAGTGGCAGAGAATCATCAGCTGAAAGATTACTTAGACTTACCCAAGAATTTAGTAAGGTAATGCCTCGGGCACAAGCTGCGGTTAGTGCGAGACAGCAAATACAAGATCAAATAGCAGCTAATAAATCTAGTTTTGATACGGCTAAGTCATCTAGAGAATACGGCGATAAGTTATTGCAGTTAGCGCAAGATGCTGAGATCGGAATCTCTAAAGCTGGAAGTACTGGAACGTTACCAGGGATTGCTCATGCATATGAAGCGGTTAAAGCCTTTGCGGGGGATGATACCGCAAGAACTAAGGTTGAGGGGGATCAACTGCTGAATGCTTTAGGGCCTCAGTTGATAAACATGGGAAAAAGCCCAGGCGCTGTTAGTGATTATGAAAGTAGAAGTTTAATGGCGTCAGGTCCAAGCACTTCAAACTATCCTGAAACAAACGTTTTGATGAAAGACAGATTAAAAGTTTTAGGTAAAGAGCACCTGGATTATGCTGATTTTATTGATGCTTATAAATTAGTCAATGACGGGAATGTTAGTGGTGCTGACGTTAAATGGTCTCAATATAAACAGCAAAATCCATTAGTAATAGATGTCGGTGGTAAGCCAGAGCTAAATACTACCCGGAAGGATTGGCGGCAGTTTTTTGCTGAACAAGGGGCGGGGCAATTAAGTGGTAGTAGTGCAAGTATGGGGATGCCTCAAGTAAACGTAGACGCAGCTCGGCAAGAGGCGATAGCGCTAGCGTCTCAAGGTAAATCAAAACTTGAAATAGCAAATATACTAAGATCTAAGTATGGGGGTAGATAATCTTGGGTGATATTTTTGATGATATAGCCGCAAGTTCCGTAGGTGAAACTAGCGGATATCAACCAGACATCTTTGATCAGATTGCGGATGAGTCTACGCGTAGCGATATGACGCCAGCTGCCGCCATAGCCATACAAGAGGCTACGCCAGAACTTGGGATAGCAGATCGGTTTATACAGGGGGTAAAAAATACCCCACGCGCTATTTACGATACTGCAGCGTCTATACCATCAGGTATTAGTAACGTTTTTAATAGTGTGTTTTCACCAAAAGAGTCGCTGTATAATGGGACGACTGAAAAAACTATCAGGGGTACTGGTGCGCTAGCTGCTGGATTAGCTGGTGCGGGTACTGGGGCTGCTTTTGGTAGCGTTGTCCCTGTTGTCGGTACTGCTATCGGTGGTGCTCTTGGCGGTGCTGCTGGGTTATTGGGGTACAATAAGCTTAATCAATTAACTGGTAGTGATGCCCCAACAACGGCGGCGCAGGATTTGGGGGATTTGGCGGAAAATGCCGGTACCGGGTTAGGAATGGGTGCAGTTGGTAAGTTAACAGAGGTCGGGTTAAAGAGTGGTGCGTCTGCGTTAAATAAAGCAGCGAATGCTTTTGATAGACGGTCATTACAAACTAGAGCTAGTGATTACGGAAAAGCTTCTGATGTTAGAACTATTGATACCCCAGAGGGTGGCGTAGAAACTTACAATAAATCAGCGCTTAATAAACTTGTAACTGATGATGCGTTCCCAATGAGTCGGAATCCTGCAACATTATCCAAGTTTATGGATGAGCAAGGATCGGGGTTAGCAGGTAAAATAAACCAAGTTATTTCAGAGTATGATAGTGCTGGAGTTAAGGCAGTACCACAGTTTGAGAACGCTTTGAATTATTTGGCGTCTGGTAAAGTGCCTGCTGATAAAGTTACGGCGATGCTTGATTACCTAGATGATTTTAAAGATGCGATCACTAAAGAGGGTGGTGGTAAACTGTCTTACATGCAACAGCAAAAAGTTGCATTAGGGAAGTCTTATAATCCTGCTGATGCTGTTAAGAGCGGATTTGATAGGGCGATCTATAAAGATCTAAAACAAACAATTGAAACTTACGCGCCTGAAGTAAAGGGATTAAATCAGGAACTTGCAAAGTATCAAGTCGCTGAGCCTATCGTTAATAGGTCGCTTAAAGCGGCTGAGAATGCGACCCCATTAGACTCGGCTGTTAGGCTTGGTTTTACAACAGGGGGTATAACTGGGACAACCGCTTTATCTACTATGCTTACGGGGAATCCATTACCTGGGGTCGCTGTTGGACTAGCCGGTAAGTTTTTAACCACACCAACAGGCCAAGCTTTGCTAGCTAGGGGGCTACGTAATACTTCGGGGGCTGCTGATGTTGCGGCAAGTGTTGCACCTGCATTAGGCCCTATTGGGCAAGCGGTGCAGAGCAATAACGGGGTAACCGACAATGAAGTATTCTCTTCAGTCTTTACACCTTCCGGGCTGTCTAACTGGGCAGTACCGCCAGCAGAAGCGCAAGATTTTAATCAACAAGACATATTTATGACTAACCCAATCGACGAGATAAAAGCGGATCCGTATTATCATGCGTTGGCGATGACGGAATCTACGATGAACCCTAATGCTAAGAACCCTAAAAGTTCAGCTAAGGGAATGTTTCAGTTTATCGACGAGACAGCCAAGGCGGTGAACCTACAGGATCCAAATGATGTAGATGCCAGCTTTAAGGCGGTTAAGTTTTTAACTGATGATCATCGGCGCATGTTTGGTAACGATCCAGATATGCTATATGCGGCGCATGTGCTAGGGGCTACTAGGCTTAGAAAGGTACTTAATCACCAACCATTAAGCGATAATGACCAACGGATCGTTGATAAGTTTTATCAAATTGAGCTTCCCAGATTCCAGAAACATTATCAATCAGTGGTTAAAGTATAATGGCTAACTACATTACTATAGACCCGACTAGGGTGTATCAAATAAACAACCAAGTTTGTAAGCCGGTATTTTTTGGTACTGATTATGCTGTAGGTAATAATCAGTTGGTAGTTACTGCTGTTACTGGGCAAAGAATCAAAGTGCTTTTTGTGTCAGCACAATCGCCGGGTGCTGTCGGGTTTGTAAAGTTTAAATCTGCCTCTGGTGGTACTGTCTTATCATCAACAATGGGCGCGCCAACTGCTGGCGGTAGTTATCAATTAGGTGTTTGTGATTGCGGATACTTTGAGACGATAACCGGAGAAGGATTGTATGTTGATGTTACAACTAACGCCGTCGGGGTTCAAATTGTCTATATCACCTACACGCCATGAACGTATTAATCATAGAAAATAATAAGGCTGATGTTATGTTATTTCAGGCCGCAATGATGGCGGAAGTGGGGAGAGGGGAAGAGCAGCAGGAATTGCGCATTGGTGTTGTCCACTCAGTTAGTGAGGGGTTAAAGGCAATATTAGCTAAGGCTTATGACATTATTTTGTTAGACCTTACGTTACCGGAACATGATAGCCTAGATGGGTTAAGCAAGATTTTGAACAAGACTAATAGAATCCCGATCGTTGTGTACTCTAATGTGTACTCATCGGAGTTGGCAAGGCAAGCAATATCAATGGGAGCGCAAGACTATATCGTAAAGGGGAGTATGGGGCGTACTGAGTTAGTAAGGGCGTTAGTGCACGCAAAGATACGGCATGACAACCTATTAAAGATTAGGTCACTGATAGAGTTGCAGTGAGAAACAATGAAGAGGATGTCTTGAAGGAGTTTATCGGGCTCCTCGACCAAACCATATCCCTACTAAGGCAAGATATTGTCAGTCTGCGGAACGAGTTTATCCAGCACAAAATGGATATTGAACAGATTAAGTTTGTTGTGCAGGGGTATAAGGACGATAAAGGGATAAGAGCCAAGTATATTATTGCCTGTATTACAGCCGGCGCTAGTGTTACAATAGCGTTGTTACAGTATCTAATTAAAAGGTAAATATGACGGAACAATCAACACCAGCACTGCAAAGCAAAACCATTTGGGGCATTGTGATTACTTTAGTACCTACGTTTTTAGAGGTGCTAGACGTAGTTGTTAATTCCGGCGTGTTGCCCCCACCTGTATCAGGGGTAATCCAAGTTATTGGCGCTGGTCTTGCCACTTACGGGCGTATTTATGCGCGTACCCCTATTAAGGGTGTGTTGTAAGTAAGTAAGCATCAAGTATTTTGATAGCATCGTCAGCACTCCAGGCGACCAATGCTAGGTAACCAAGGCTGTTTAGGTTGTCTAACCATTCTTGCTGCTCTTTTGACACTACATTAGGTTTGCGCTTCATCTCGATAAACAACCCGTGATGCGGGCCAACTGGTACCATACAGGATATGTCGGGAACTCCATTAGAGAACCCGGCTTTTTTTAATGCGTAATATGCCGCTGGCCCACCGCGTAACGATGCCCCGTTTTGACTGCTGCTAACCATCTTATAGCGATGGTCGTTAATGGCTTTAAGTCGCACGTACTCAAAAAACGTGCACTGCTCTTGATACTCAGTTGATTTTGCTACCACAACAGAGGCCCTACCCTATGCCCGATTGGCCAGTAAAAACAAATATCCCGCATCAAGGCTAATTGCCCCTCTAGAGTCGGTTGATTTTTAGCGATTATTGCCCACCTGTTAAACAGCATTGCGTCTGTTTGGTCTAAGGTGTGCTCTGCTTTGTTTTGGTCGTTAAGGCCAAACTCGTAATCGTGTAAGTTGCAAGCTTGGGTGAATGGATGGTCTAGCGGTAATTTGAATCTTAAGTAACCGCATCCACCGTTTGGATCGTCCGGTAAAAACCGGCCTAATAGTCTAGTCAAAAAGCTCATCGGCAAACATTGGGGGCCTATACCAGCACCCCCAAAACCTAATTAAGCTTCTTCGTCAGCGATAATCTCTTCTGCTTTTGCAGCCACAGAGTCTGCAGAGCTGCTAACAGCGCTTTTGGCGGCATCAATAGAGGCAAGTACTGAAGCTACTTGTTCAGCGGTGATAGGAGTACCAGCATCAAGGGCTTTTTGAAGAGCGTTAACTTTAGCGTGGATAGCTTCAAGTTTTACGCTAACCTCAGCAAATTTAGCGCTAGAAAGTTCGACTAATCCTTGTACCGCAGCGGTCAAATCTTCGAATAATGACATAATAAATTCCTTTACTTTTATAAAAGCATCGATCGCCGCACACGTAAATACGACGGTCAGAGCTAGAGTGATTAATGTTAACATGAGGGTTTTATAGCATGCTTTTGGTCTTCTTGCATACACTTTAATGTTTTGTACCACCTGATGTATCGCCCATCATCCCGGCGATCGTCAAAAACTGCAATCATGCAATCAAGTAAATAAGTACCTAACTCATCCATGTTCATCTGTAATCGCCTCATCAATCCATACACCTGCATTTCGTTTTTAGTCATCCGTAGCCTTATTCCATAAATCCCAAAGCAGCGCCTTAACATCAATCAGATACTCTTCGATATCCTCAAGCTGCTGCTTTATCTCTAATATTGTTTTTTCGTCCTGCTCAGTCATTAGGGCACCTGCTTAAATCCTATCGGCGCAGCTGGTGGCTTAATGCAAGCTGGTAAGCTGCGTTTGCTCTCACCTGCACTATTATAAGCACTGACCGTAAAACATAACGGGGTAGTCCCTATTTCAAAAGTCCCTGTATAAGTGATATTATTGCCTACCTCAATCACATTAGTACTCTCATTACCCGTTACGCCACTGTACAGTTTAAACCCTTTTTGGTTACTGTCCCCTGGCTGCCACACCAAGGTTAATTGCACAGGTGCTGCGTAGGCGTTAGTACTTAGTAGGATTGTTAGTAGTAGTAGTTTTTTAATCATTAGTCCGCCCCCTCATTGCTGTCATCAGTCCAAACAAGCCCCTCGTCACTATGAAACGCGCGCATACTCTCGATTGTCTTCATCTCTCCAGGTGTAACAATCCCGATCATCTTGGCGCGTTCCCGCTCAACAATCATCACAGCGCTCTCGCAAAATGATTCCTCATCAAAATCAATCAGCATGCACTCGGTATGCACACACAACAACGCCTTAAACTCCTCCTTTAACCGCTCTCTATCTAGATTTATCATGTTATTAACCATTATTAATGTTCAATTAAAAAAGACTCAGGATCAATCCCGCAATTTAATTTAGTCGCTGCTTCTCTTGCAGTACTAGTATCTGGAGACATCCTTGATGCGTGTATTTTGCCAGTACTAGGGCAAACCATTTTTAACAATACTATCGGCTCTACGTCAGCGTTTTCTATTTTAACTAATGAGTATTCTCTCCAACTATCTAATGTTTTCGCATTAAGATCTTGGCAGATTTTATCGTACCCAATGTTTTTTATTAGACACATTCTAATTTCTGCATTACTTTCATTAAGCAGCCATTTTGATTCCCAGTCTTTAATTTTTATTGATCCATATTTTTCAGGAAGTCTTATTCCTCGATTCGCATATATTTTAAAATCGTTACAGTAAAAAACTGCTGGTTCTCCGTCTGCGTGTAAGACTTGAGTACCAAGATCGCTCAACATTGTTTTTATAACATAAGGGCGCGGGCTGAGTATTACTACATTAGCAAGAGGGAAAAACCATCCACAATTTTTTGCGCACTCCCAAAGACCGGATAATTTAGAACAGTCAATCTTAAGTTCGTCATTAAAATACTTGTAAGGTGACAACCACCCAGCGTCATAACTTCCATACATGGAGTCCCCTACACTGGACCCTACACTGGCCCGTACACTGGCCCGTACACTGGCCCGTACACTTCCCCCTACACTGACCCATACACTGTCCCCTACACTGTCCCGTACTCTGGCCCATACACTGTCCCGTACTCTGGCCCATACACTGTCCCGTACACTGGCCCCTACACTGGCCCATACACTGTCCCGTACACTGGCCCCTACACTGGCCCATACACTGTCCCGTACACTGGCCCGTACACTGTCCCCTACACTGGCCCATACACTGTCCCGTACACTGGCCCCTACACTGTCCCGTACACTGTCCCCTACACTGTCCCGTACACTGTCCCCTACACTGGCCCCTACACTGGCCCATACACTGTCCCCTACACTGGCCCCTACACTGGCCCATACACTGTCCCCTACACTGTCCCGTACTCTGGCCCATACACTGTCCCCTACACTGGCCCCTACACTGGCCCATACACTGTCCCGTACACTGGAGTTTTTTAAAAGCACATAGCATATTGCGGCGTGCATTGGACTTTCTGTCCAAATAAATTTATTAGGCTCTATGAGACCAGCGCATAAATATGCTTTTTTAATAGCATCTTCAGCTTTTGTCTTGTCAAACCCCGGGGTTTCCGTTGCTAGTCCTATTTTGATCCATTCATTTCTGTATTTAGAAAGCTTATCAATCTGTTTTTTAGTTAGTGAGTCAATCTTTTTCATATTAATCTACCACCTTTTTCCAACCATCCGGCTCGTAGTCTTGTTGTATTTTTATTTCATATTCTCCTTGCGGTATTTTAAGAGCCTTATGTTCTTCGTGTTTTAACACTGCAAAAGGTTCTGTTACTCTTAAATAAGTTTTATTATTAAACTTAAAAAGCAACGCACCGTTATCTATTCGATGAGAATGTCCGGTAACCTCTCCATAAGCTAATACAACTTTCGTATTGCTATCTGATTTTGCATTTTCTGGGATATTGCCAGGGATAATAACAACGTCCCCATGTCTATAATTTTTTTTGTCCATAAGATCTCACATTGGTAAAAACGCGGCGCATAGTGATAAAAACATACTGACCATTGATACCACTAGCGCTACTACACTAAGAGTCATTGACGCATCACAAAGTTTCATAAATTAAAAAGGCACCTCGGTATCACCAAAACTCTGCTGTACCGCCGGTTTAACTTCCTTCCCTTTATCGCTATCAGCAGGGTAAAAAGCATTAATCCCGTTGGCAGGCTTACCTGTCTTAGTACTTAAGTAACTGCCAACCTTGCCAAGGACCGGTATAAAAAACAGATCACTAACGTTCTCAACGATCCCACTCGTCTTACCGCAAGCCTGACAAAATTTAGCAAATGCTGATCGTCCTTTAGTTTGCTTTTCCAGATCGCCGCTCTCAGTCGTAAAGCTCTTAAACAATCTGCGTCCCTTACTCTTACCCTCAATAACTTCAGTAGTAAGACTAACAAACTTTTCCTGTGACTGTTCATTGCTGCGTACTTCCCCTTCAATCACCTGCAACTTATACATACCATCTGGTAAGACCGGATACTCAACCGCTTCAACACTATCCAAATTAAAATTCAAATCGCCCATTTTACTTTCCCTTTTTTGTTATTAAATAATTAACCATTTCCAGTTTTATCACCGTTGCCGTCGCCGCTGCCGCTGCCGTAGCCGCTGCCGCTGCCGCTGCCGTAGCCGTAGCCGCTGCCGTAGCCGTAGCCGCTGCCGCTGCCGTAGCCGCTGCCGCTGCCGTAGCCGCTGCCGTAGCCGTAGCCGCTGCCGCTGCCGTCGCCGTCGCCGTAGCCGTAGCCGCTGCCGCTGCCGCTGCCGTCGCCGTTCCCATAATCGTTTCCAGCTCTTCCGCTATCGCAAGGTGAAGCGATATAGCCGTAGCCGTAAATAGTGTGGTTTGTGTTGTAACGGGTGTAGTCGTAATTATTTACGCTGCCCATATCGGCACCCCCGCAATACTTAATCGAGCCTTTTCCGTAGTATCCAAGATCTCAATCGCTTCTAACAACTCAACGCGATCGACTTCACAAGGAAACTTACACTCTAACGGTTTTGTAACGCCTTCCATGGCTAGTTGACTAAGCGTAGCGGCCCCGGCCCAATAGTAGATCCGACGCGCATTCCGCATCACAACTTCCCGCCCTTTTCTACTCTCCAACTCACCCGCAAAAACACCAGCGCTATAAGTTCTCACAATCACATATTTTAGTTTTTTCTTTTTCATTTCATTTCCACTTTTTCTCTAACATCTGTTTATTAATCTCTAATCCTTTTCCACCCTCACTACTCTCTGGCCGCTTATACGTCTCATTAAGCCGCCTAGCCATCTCCTCTACTGCAACACCCCTAACATGCGTAACCTTAATCAACTTCCCTTTTCGTTTGTAATACACATCCATACCTACTCCTTTAGCTCCATTTTTGCCCCCTAATGTGGCTTTAAACACGTATACGCGATCCCTTCTTTATCCAAAGCCTCCTTAACCAATTCAACATCGACAACCAACCCTAGTATTTCTTGTAATATGTCCAATCGATCCGCTCCTTGATTTACCGCCTCTAAAAGCAGATCAACCAGGTCTCCCACCTCTCCAAAATCAGAGCCGTCTTCGTGACATTCCTTTGCCATTTTTTTAGCATTATCTAGCGCCGACACTTCATCTTTGTACTTACTAAAATAAAGCCCTAAAAGTTCCTTAACCTTTTCATCATTTCCCATCTTCGCCTTCCTTCACCTCCGGCTTAACCATCTTACTTTTTAAATGCTTATAAATATTCGACCAAGTATCGGTGTTAAGCGCCATCTTTGCCGGCAATCCAAAATGGTTCTTAGCCTTAAACGGTCCGTCACCTGCTAGATACAAAACATACTGACTGTTAACTGACGCGACTACATTCTTCTTCCCAAATCCTTGATCCTCAACCTTGGTATTGATCACCTCTTCCGTGTATCCAACAAGATCCGGCTCATTCATAAAAATCTTTGCAACATCTTCTCTCACATCAATAACGTTTTTGTTATAAGATCCAAGGATAGGATTCTCAAACTTAACAACCGTGCTATGCGCGATTACACACACGATCATTTTGCGCTCTCTATTTATTTGTTTAAGTAGCTCTAGCAACTTCACCATTTCGACAAACGATTCTTTATATCCCTCTCCAAATCGTATCTTGCCAATATCGTGTACACCGTGACTGATACAAATACGTTGATGCAACATCTTCTCGATCTTATCTAAGTGCTCAACTACTAACGTACTAAATCCTGTATCATTTTCGAGCACATAATTAAGCTGATCTAATAACGCGTCGTAGGTCTCACAAATATCAAAAGCCTTAACTCCCAAGTCGCCCAGACCATCATCAACATGGATAAACACAGGGTTTTTAAGTGTAGATGCAAAGGTTGATTTAAGGGTGCCCACATCCCCATAAATAACCATAAACGGCGGCCTACTAATCTTTGTCGTTGTTATGTTCATTTTGTTTAATCCCCAATAATAATCCCAAATTATGATCAAATCTTGCTTGCCACCAACCTAATTGAGTTAGGTAACTGTAAAGGTCTTGTCGTGCCTCCTCGGCCTCTTCTGTAAAAAAGTGAACCTGATTTTTACAATGCTCAATCTCATTCTCTAAAAACTCAACAGCTTCCTTATTCACTTGCCCCCTCCTTAATACCATTAATACCCTTATGAACCTTATCAACAATTGCTAACGCTTCCGACAACTCCTGATTGTAATAATTAATTAGTGCCTTTTGCTTTTTTATACTTTTTAGGTGGTATGCAATATCTAGCTCAGCCTCTTTAATTTGGTTTTTAAAATACTCTCGATCCTCCATCGCGGCTGCATATTTTTGTTGACTTATATTTTCGTTGTTCATTTGCTCCCCTTTATCCATATATGTATACATCCCAGTTCATACGTAACTTCTATCCCTTTCTTCGCCATCTTCTTAAGATTCCTTAACACCTCTTTTTTGTGAGCGTAATCATAGAGGGAAAAGCCAAACATGTTTTCAAATACTTCTGGACTAACTAACATAAACATCTCCTTTCCTCTTTCTCCGCATCTAAGATGGCGCGCTCAAGACTAACGATTCAGCCCTATCCTTAAGCTTTGATAGTTGATACCTAAGCTCTTTCAGCATTAGTTGTTTTGCGTCGTTCATTTTTAAATCCTTATTGACTTAATCCATTTTTCAAACTTATTTAGCGATTTGCTATTAACTAAATATGCAAACTTTCTTTCAACTGCTCCTATGTATACAGCTAAGGATGCATCGTCGATCTTAAAGTGATTGCTCTCCAAAGCGTTCATAACTTCTATTTCTTGTAACTGAAAATCAAAGTTCCTCTTATGCATCCTTAATTGTTTAAAGCAAAGTTTTTCTAATGCTGAATCCTTATCGAATACTTCCCGTATTGGTGCTAATTCTTTGTTAAACTCCTCTAATGCCTGCTTCTCTTTTTCCTTTCTCCTCTCAATAAGAGCGTTCCTCTTCTGGACATAAGTAAAATATTTAGCTGCTCGTTCCACTCTAAGATCAGAATTAATTCCTTTAATAACCTCTCGACGCGTTTGAATTACCGCTTCTCTTAAGGCTAGATATTTTTTAGAGTACTTCATCTTATTGTTGACAATCCATTAAAACCTGTCATTATAATACTCACACAGTTTGTGTATACACAATAGGAGTATTTAAAAGATATGTCAATAAAAAAAAGAAAAAAAATGTCAGACTTAATTGAGCAGGCTGGAGGTATGGTACACTTAGCTGCGTCGCTTGATATTGGTCAGAACGCGGTATTTGGTTGGATTGCTAGAAAAGGAATCCCGTTATGCTATTGGCCTGAAATAATAAGGATATATGGGTTAGATCCGCAAGACTTACTAGATATCAATCAACAAATATGGGCCGATAATGCAAGCAAAGGACGTAAAAAGCAAAATTAATGTTAAGGCATTTTACGAGTATGAGCTTAATTGTGCGCTAAAGGCATCAAGTGGTGGATGGGCAAAAGGCGGTCTTTGCCCATTTCATGCCGATACAAGGGCGGGTAGTTTCTACGTCAACACAAATACAGGTCAATTCAAATGCTTCTCTTGCCAAGCGAGCGGGGGCGATATCCTATGCTTTGCAATGCAGGCTTGGCGGTTAGGGTTTAACGACGTAATTAAAGTTTTAAAAAGGGAATGGGCTATAAAATGACTGATTCAGGGGATATTGAAAACTGGGCGCGTACTGTATATGCGGGGTTTATTAATGACGGGTTTGAACAGATAACTATACACACTTACACAAGTGAGAATGGGTCGCCGCTATATTATAAGGCGAGGTTTAAGAACCCCGCTACTGGAGCTAAGCAAATAAGGTATGCGTGCGTAGAGGAGGACGGCAAGATATCAGGGCGTAGGCCTAAGTTTGTAGAGGGTGGTAACCCGCTCTATAACTTGGATCTGATTAAGCTTAGACCAGACGATCGTGTTTGGATGGTTGAAGGGGAATCGTGCGCTGATGCACTTAGTCATTTGGGGATTTTGGCAACTACTGCCGGTAGCTGCACCGACCTTGATAAGGCGGACCTAACACCACTTAAAGGGAGAAGTGTTGTGGTGTGGGAGGATAACGATGAGGCGGGGCAGGGCTTGGCGTTAAAGATTGCTAATCGGTTATGGCAGGGCGTTAGTAGGGTGCAACAAGAGCGGTTAGGGCTTATGGATGGGGGCGACGCTGTTGATTGGTTGCGCGATCGTCCAGGGGCGGCAATCAATGATGTTATGGGATTGCCTATGGTTGAGGTTATACCTATAGCTCCACCTGCAATAATCGGTACTGGCTTAATTGTTATTAGTGCGTCGGACCTCCTAAAGTTGCCGCTAGCAACTAAGGATAAAATACTCCCTTGGTTACCAGCGCAAAGTATAACGATGGTACATGCAAAGCGGGGTGTGGGTAAGACTCATGTAGCGCTTGGGCTTGCTTGCTCCGTGGCACTTGGACGAAAATTTTTGAAGTGGCAGGTGATAAGGGCCACTAAGGTTTTGTATATTGATGGGGAGATGCCGGCATACGCGCTCAAGGAAAGGTTGGCGAGTATCAGCAGTGGGGGCGATCTGGGGTTGCTTGGAGCTAACTTGGCGTTTGTAACTCCTGACCTACAGACTAGGTTAATGCCTGATATTGGGAGTGTTGAGGGTCAAGCAGCTGTCGATCAGGTTGTAGGTGATGCTGAGCTTATTATTGTTGATAACCTTAGTTGTTTGGTTAGGGCTGAGAAGTCGGAGAATGATGCTGAATCGTGGAATATCGTACAAGAATGGGCGCTTAAGCATAGGGCAGCAGGGCGCAGTATTTTGTTTATACACCACTCTGGCAAAAGTGGTGCCCAGAGGGGGACCAGTAAGAAAGAGGACATCCTAGACGCTGTAATCAACTTGAGGCAGGCAGGAGATTACAAGGTGGGAGATGGGGCCGAATTTGAGGTGGTCTTTGAAAAGAGCCGGCATTGTCATGGGGAGGAAGTGACTAGCTTTGACGCTAAGCTTGT